GGAAAATGTTGTGCGTGTTGTATCTTCAAACGCTTCACACTCGATAATCGAAATCTCGTCAGCGGCTACAAGGTCTCGCTGCTCACCCGCCTCGGCTGCCGATAGCGAAGAGTAGTCACCGCCAGAGGGCGCGACCGTTACGATAACTTCCGTTGCCACGCTATACCGTCAGTTGGTCGGTGAGGTAGTTGGAAATCTGCGCTGCGGTGCCGCTGACCGTGCCGCCGTTGGCTGCAAGGTAATCCAGCCCCGCCTGATTAATCACCCAGCGACGACGACGGAAACTGATCTGCCGCCAGCTTTCCTCTATGTCATCCTTGAATGCGGTGTACACCGTGGCCGCAGGGATTGTGAAGCTGTTCGCGTCGATGATCGTGCCGCCGTTGCGCTCTACCGCTGCCGCGATCTGGGCCGGTGTAAATGTACCAGCGTTAGTGATGCCGACCTGCTGGGTGCCGCTGGCGAACCCTTCATCCACAAACACGACGCCCGCACCTACAGGGTCAATGCCCCAGAATCCTTCGCTGGTAGCAGCGTCGAATGAGCTGATTCCGAACGTATAGCTGGTATTGGTGTGCGACTGGTAGGTACCACCCCATTTCGTGACAAAGCCGTCCATCTGCGCGCGCGTGATTGCATTCGCACCGCTGGTGCTGACCATGGTGCTGGTGATGGTCACGACGTAGTTCCCGTTGCCATCGTTGCTGTCGATGTTGCTGGTGGGTTCGTGCCACCATTCTTGAAGGTAGGACAGCACCTGTTCCACAGTGCGGTCCGTCACCGTCACATGGTAAAAGTTGCCAGCGGCGGGCACTTCAGCGCCGCCGAACACGTGGTCGTCAGGAAACGCGCCGACGATCTCACCTTGACGCCACTTGCCCGGCGAATCCGGAACTGCGTTGTCGTTTTGCTTAACTAGCAGAATTGCCATCTACCACCTCGCCATCGCGCCTGTGCGCGAGTCTATATGAGTGAAAGTTTTCAGCAAAGGTAAATTGCAGCCAGCCGCCGATCCACAGCCCGTAAACCACCGCGAGCAGCTTTGACCAGCCAAACTGCGCCTTACTAGCGACTTCTGCAAGTATTTCTGCTTTTGTTGCCATAATTATTTTCCCTTACGCTACCGTAGCAATGCCAGAAGCATTCCACGTAATTGTCAGGTCGCCAGCCGTCATGTCAATAACAGCACCAAGATCAACAAAAGCAACAGCCGGATCGCCTGCTTGTGTATCATTGTAGATAATTGCCCAACGAGCGTCCGTCGGGTTTCCTGCGTTTTGTGCCCACGTTACTGATGCACCTGTGTCATCAAACGTTGCAGTGCCACCTGCCGTAGGGTCGTCCCACATAGCTGCCCATGTGTCCAAGGTTTCACCCCCAGCCGCATAGTTACCGCCTGCTGTAACTTGAGTAAAATCCCCCAAAGCCGGAGTGGCTGTAGTGTCAGCAGGAGTTGCAGTAGAATTTACTAGAGCCACTTTAATTGTGTCACTTCCTGCCCATCCTGCAAAATAATCAATAGCTTTTGCTGCGTTAAACCATGTAACAGTACCCGCTGCCATGTTAGACCTCCAATTGAATCCAAGTTGTATCGGGGTTAAAGAAAATTTCATCAGCGCCTACGGCATAGCCCATGACCCTGATAATTACGCCAGCACTAGAGGGACGCACGTTTGTAAACTCTCCGCTAGTTTCTGACAAGTACAGGATGTCTCCTGTGGTAAACCCCGACTTGGGGTAAAATCCATTTACAAAAAATACACCTTCGGCATCAAGTGCCATAGTTTCTGTACTTATTGCCACCAATGGTGAAGAAGCAGCCTCTGAATTAGCATCTACTTTGAGCATTTTACCGTTGGGAGCGTAATAACACAAATCACCCGCAACTAAGGCCTCACCGGCAACAAAAGTACGTGTGAATCCTTTTGTACCAAGGTCCAAGTTTTCCGTAAGCCTCCCACCGGACAAAGCCCCGCCAGACCCTGAGCCACCAAAGTGGTAATTGATAATATTGCCTTCGTTGTCTTTGTACAAAGAGTCCATAGAGCCTGCATCAATGACTTCTCCACTTGATAAGGTAACCGTAAGGTGGTTGTCAAAGTCTACTGATACATCAACAACGGATACACCTTGTTCGCCTTGCGGGCCTTGTTCACCTTGCTCACCTTGAGGGCCTTGAGGTCCTTGGATTCCTTGGGGTCCCTGAGGGCCAGTATCTCCTTTAGGTCCACGTTCACCTTGAGGACCTTCAGGACCTTGCTCGCCTTTGAGGGCTTTAACGTTGGCAACTTGCTTTTTAAGGTCTTCGTAGACTGCCAAAAGCATTACGTTAGATGCCATTGTTTAACATCTCCATAAGTTTCTTTTCGGCTTCGTTGTTGGCTGACAAATTCTTAGTCTCAGCTTCCATTTTTGCGTTGCGTGTTTCCATCTCTTTTTCTTTCATAGCAAGCTCAGCAACCCTGATTCGACGCTCAAACTCTTTTTCGTCGTCAGAACCTTCGTCAAGGTTAGTTGTGCTGGCCCGAATAAGATCCACCTGAAGCTCCTGAGGAGCCAACTGAGCCTCGACGGACAGCTTGGTGGCATTGGCTTGGTCCTTCTGTGCTTGTGCGCTTAGAGCGGCTGTCTGGGCCTGCTGGAAGGCCATTTGAGCTTGGTGTTGTTCCATTTGCATCTGTTGTGCTTCAGGATTAGGCTCAGAGGCTTTACGCAGGGTAGCAATAAGCGTTTCACGGTTGTTAAGGGCCATGTTTTCTACAATGGCTTCCACTAGCGCAGGGTACGCTGGGCTGTCTTGGTTCATTGTTTGCAGCAGTTGCGTAAGTTGAGTTACTTCGTATTCCCGCGCAATAATGCCCAATGAGCTAGTAGTATGGAAGCTAAAGTCCCTTACCGGATAGCGCTCTGGATCATACTGCATGTACCTGTAGGCTGCTTTCTGTATAAAGGGAATGAGGAAAGAGTCTTGGAAGCTAATCAACGTGCGCTTGTGGCGTTTAATAATGGCACCGAGGGACATAGAGATCCCTGCTGCTGTAGCTTCACCATTAACTTGCCCAGCAATACCTGCGGAGTCTACAGCGCCGGTGGCTTGCTGGAGCATTTGTTGCAGTGCACTGGTTTGAGCAAAAGATGTTTGCTTAACGTCACCAATGTTCAAAGGCATAAAGGCACGAGCAGGGTCACCTTGGGTGAGCCAGACTTTGCCCGGACGTACGTCGTACTTGACTCCGGGAATTTTGGTGTTGGCGTCCATGGCAAGCATAGGTGCAACCGTGAGAGCCAAAGTGTCAATACGTGCCCGCATTTCAACGTCAAGGGCTTTCTGTACGTTGTAACCTTTCTCGCATGTTCCTCGTCCCCAAAAGCGCCCCGGAACAATGTCCCACTGGAAAGCTACAACTGAACGGTCTCCCGTCATCATGTAGGGTGCTTTCTGTGCCTTGAGGACAGTTTGACCACCGTTGGCAAGCACAACACATGCTTCGGTGTACAGCTTATCTTCTAGGTCGTCGTCATATTCTCTGAGCAGTTCAGTAGGTACTTTGCCGTAGTATTTAATCAAGCGTACACGATCTGAGTTGTCTCCGGGCGAGGATGCAAGTTCAGGGTCTGCTTCAAGGTCCCTGTCATGCACTGCTTCCCCAATGGGGCCTTCAAAGTACACACCTTGTTCTTGAAGTTCTTCTACAGTGTGCTTACTAACAAAGGAATCAATAGCGCAACCCAGCGCATCTTCAACACACGTTGCAGCCGGGTCAATTCGGAAATTCTGAGGCAGTACGGGGACCAGTTTGACAACCGGACGTTCTTCAAATTGTACACCGCCTATAGTCAATTGGCCGTCCATGCCGGGCCTAGAGGCAGGCTTTTCTTCCACAACGGTGTCTAGGACTACTTCAGCTATTCCTGTGCCAAAAATAGATGCGTTAAGCAGGCATTCGGCCACAGCGCGTCTGATTTTACATTTTTCGAAGTCTCGCAGAAGCTGATTACGGAGAAATTCAACATCCTGAGGGTTTTCATCCCCAATATTATCTTTAATGTCAAACCAATCACCTCTTCCAAAGGTAGCTTCTTCAATTTCAGCTACATTTGACTCGACAGCTTGCTGCAAAGCCGGTGAAATCAGCCTAGAGCGCTCAGATTGTCTCTCTTGATCTTCTTTAGCCCAAATACCACGCCAAAGACGATAGTATTCTCGGTGTTTTTCTTCATAATTTGTTTCGTAGTCTTGCGCCCACTGGTCAACTTGGGAGATTACCCACTCCCCAAGGTCATCAAAGGCCTCCGAGGGGTGTTCTTCCAGTGAGTTATAAGATAAATCGTCCATTAGTAACCTGCGTATAAGTCAAGAGGTTCAGATGTGTCTAGTTCTTGGTCAAAATCGTTGTACGGGTTGTACATAACTTTGGCTAATTGATCTATGTACGCCAACGCATCCACCATGTCGTCATGGGTTAATGGATCAGGGAACTGAAATAACTGGTCTAGGAACTTATAATTCCAATCACCTTTGTTCAGGGCAATCCTACCGTTCTCAAAACGTCCCTGTAAGGCCCACATAATCCTATCAGTTTTCTTTTTGTTGCCGTGGGTCAGTTCTTGTATGTTAAAGAATCTGCCGTTTTGTCTCATTAAATCTTGCAAAGGAGACATAACGGCTTGTTTAGCAATTCCCTTCTCAATCCCTACAGCGACTGGCTGATACGTTGCAACAGCCCAAAAGATTTTATTGGCCGTAGTGTTTAAATCCCAACGACCACTAATAATGTCCTCTACGTACCATCCTGCTTGGTTAACTTTTACGACCGCTATCGCCGTGTCGTCCAACCGAGCATTTTTTAATTTACGTGCTTTAGCTGTATCTTCAAAACCAGCAAGGTCAACTGCTATGTAGTACTGGCCGGTTTGAGGGGATTCTGTCGAAAATTTAACCCATTCTTCCTTGAACATTTCGGACCCCAAGGATTCAAAGGATGCCATGAATTCCTGTCTGAATGCGTAGGAAGACATTGATCGTTTAGCTGCGTCAATTTCTTCTTTTGCGATGGTCGGGTTATCATAGGACGTGAAATGCCACGCTTTGTAATTCTCGTACCCATCTACTTGTTTATCTGCCTTGAGGTACAGATCATAGAAATGGTTGCGTCCCTCCGGAGTTCCAATGAACAATGCGTCCCCTTGTTGGTCAGCCAATGCAGGCCTGAGGATTAGTTCCCATACGTCAGGCTTAATGCCTGCGTACTCATCCAACACCAAAAACTTAAGTGATACACCACGCATTGTATCTGGCCTATCACCACCTTTGAGACTAATCTTAGCCCCGTTAATCAGTGTAATTTGCAAGTTGTTAATGTGGTACCCTGTGATTACGTCTTGACCTAAGTCGAGCAGGGTGTCCCACATAATGTCTCTTGCCTGTCCCTGAGTAGGTGCAACGTAAAAGACATGCCCTTTGTCACTTTGGAGGCCGTAGATTAATAGCATCCAAGCAGCAAGCCTAGACTTACCACAACGCCTCCCAGCGGCTACAATCTTAAAGCGACTAGGATCATTAAAGACTTCAATCTGCCACGGGAGCAGCTTTACGTCAAGATCCATAGCCCCACATAGTCAAGTACAACCTATCATCGTCATCTAGGTGTACACTGCCGTTGTTTACACCAATCCCTGTAAATTCCATCTTAATGGCTTCTTGGACCAGTTTGCGCATATGAGGGCCACGGACAAGCAAATCAACAGCTACACCCCTTGTGTGCGCACCACCACCATTAGGTTTGTTACGCTCCAAAGAATGCGTTGTTGACCTAAAGCCACTTAGGACTACCAAAGGGAAACCTAGGCGGTGTCTAAGCTCATCCAAACGGTACAGGAAACACTCAGACATTTGGTTTTCACCAGTCTCTTTACAATCAAACTCAGACTTCTTAAAGTACTTAAGTGGTCTCATCGGTGTACTCTGCGTCAATGGCTTCCTCTGTGGACACCTTTGTTTCTCCAACACCAGATATGTTGATCTGTATAGCGTTTCTAGCATTACCACCCTTTAGGATTTCTTTTTCAAACGCAGCCACAGGAGCTACACGGTCCATAACAAGTTTCCAAGCTGCTGCTTGATTCTTATGCTCAGGGTCCAAAGCTGCATCAAAGATTGCATCTAGTACCTTACGTGACCTTGGGGACGCAAGCATTCTGTCCCTGTATTCATTAATTATACTTTGGACACCCTTAGGTCTACCTACGGGTCTTTTCTCTGTTTTCTTTGGAGGTCTACCTTTACGTTTATTCTTTGGTATTTCTTCTAAGGTATTATCCTTTAATGTTTTTTCTTTAGGATTATCCATTTTAGGGGTCCTTAAATTCTTTGCTACACTAATGTTATTATTATAACATATTTTTTTGCAAATGTCAAGTCTTTTTTTGGTGCGCCCTTTTACCCCTTCGCTGCGCTCAGGGGTAAACCATTGTTTAGATTACAGTTTTATTAATTTGAACTTTGGGTATTTTTTCTGAATTTTCCGTCTAGTAAACCTAATTTACCTTCTAGTAAACCTGAGTGGCAGCACCTTAGTTACCATAAGTAAACTCCCCCCCCCGGGGTACCTGTGGATAACTTTACAGCTATGCAACAAGTTTCATAGGTGTCAAATGTGGCCAAGGTTCCATTGTGACACTTAGGGGTGTCAAATGTGGCCAAGGTTCCAAAGTGACACTCAAGGGTTCCAAAGTGACACTCAAGGGTTCCAAAGTGACACTCAAGGGTTGAGTTGTGTGTATAAGTGTGTATAAGTGTGTGCCAATGTGGTACCCCATAGGTTGCACATAGGTTGCACATAGGTTGCACATAGGTTGCACATAGGTTGCACCTAGGTTGCACATAGGTTGCACCTAGGTTGCACATAGGTTGCACCTAGGTTGCACATAGGTTGCACCTAGGTTGCACCTAGGTTGCACAACATATGAATTTTTTGTTACACCTCTTGCATTCCCCGATTGTTTGGCTATACTGTGTCCATGGATAGGGAGGGAACACCCAGCAATACTAGGACTTGTTTGCTTGCACAATTGTGGGCGCTGTGGTATTGCTGTACGCAAAGCAACGCGGAGGGAAGACAAATGAACTACGACACACTGCGCACCCAAATACTTGAGCGCAACCCTAGGGACCGTGGCTTCTGTGGTCCTTTGGCCATCGCGGCAGTCACCGGGCTACACGCCGGAGACGTGGCGGAATACGTCAAAGACAAACGAGAGAAGAAGAGAGGAGGAATGACTGGAAGTGCAGTACTGTCCACCGTCCAACGTTTGACAGGGCACGCGCCTACCTTGGTCGAAGATTCACGGGTCAAAACACCCATATCTGCTGCTAGAAACTTGCCAAAGGGTACATATTTGTGTTTCACTAGAAATCATGCGTTTGCAGTGGTCGATGGAAAAGTAGTAGACTGGGCCGAAGACAGACAATTCCGCATTACTCATATATTCAAAGTACACGGAGTGTAGACAATGGGTTACCTAGCATTCGGAAATGACAGCAAAACAGTGAAGGGTGAGACGGAAGGTGTGATGACCGGCATGCTATACCTCATACCGGACGACACGTTGTGTCCCATGGCTCGCACTGCTGGGTGCCGTGATGCTTGTTTGGTGACGGCTGGGCGCGGTAGAAGGACCAACGTCAAAGCGGGACGTTTGCGCAAAACACAAGAGTACTACACTGACCCTGTAGCATTTGTGGACACGTTGAGCCGTGAAATAACTTTGGCCCAGCGTAGGGCAGAGCGCAAGGGCATGACGTTGGCTATTCGTTTGAATGGTACCTCGGACATACCTTGGGAACACAAGCGTGGCAGTGGTGGCATGACGTTGATGGATATGCACCCTGATGTGCAATTCTATGACTACACCAAGCTACCGACGCGAAAAGTACCCAAAAATTACCATTTGACAGTTAGCTACAGCGCAGCAAATTCAAAATATGCACAAAAAGCGCTTGACAGTGGCCACAACGTTGCTGTAGTATTCCGTCACAAGTCAGATATACCTAGAACCTTTGGTGGTCGCAAGGTAATCGACGGTGATAAAACTGATCTGCGGTTTACCGATCCAAAGGGCGTAGTAGTAGCGCTGTACGCCAAAGGTACAGCTAAACATGACACAACGGGGTTTGTACAATGAGTTTATATCACGTAAGTTTTTACAGCGGGAATCGTTATTGGATTGTCGAGGCGTTCAATTTAAAGCATGCCGAAGCGTTGACAAACGCAACATTTCCCGACGAATCTTTTGCAATACGAAGAGTTTCGCCATGAAACCAAAAAGTTACAATCCTGTAGCTAAGCATGCTTACAAGTTTAACAAAAGCAAGCGTTTGACTCCGGAAAAGTTAAAGCAAAAGCAGGGCTATCGTAAACACAAAAAACAGTGGAGACTAGACAATGAATAATGATGTGCCTGAGCGTCCGCCTACAGTGGGCGAGATGATCTTGGAAATTGTCGAATACGAGATGAATAATATGTCGTGGGCGGACATAAAAACTGTCTTGGAAGCATATCTTTGTGAGCGCCTAGCAGCAATACCCCCTGAGGCGCTCTCAGAGCGCTATGATTCAATTTTTAACCGTTACTAATGGGTAGGCATAGGGGTAGATTAGCGTCGATCCTGAGCCTTCTGAGGCGCTTATAGGAGATATAGCTATTTGTTATAACGATTAGCGTTTGTTAGAATAACACAATGTTCGGGATCAATCATACAATGTTCTGTATCATTTGGGAGAAAGACTAATGAGATGTAAAGCATGTAACGTATTACTAGACGATTGGGAAATTGCACGTAAAGATAAGTCAACGGGTATGTACACTGATTTGTGTACAGAATGCTTGACAGTTAGCAACGAGGAGCTGTACAACGAAATAGGTGTTGACAAACACTCAGATTCAGTGTATACTATACTTAAGTATTCAAAGGAGACCTAAGTGTTAACCTATATATTTATACTCTTAGTTATTACACTTTGGTTTATTCTTAAGGATAAAAGTCTATGATTACTACACTTAAGTGCACTAAAGTAAACTCTAGGGTAATTAGGGATTCCGAGGTGTCATCGGTACTAGAAATTGCTGTGTACAACAAAGATGCCAAGATTGGAACGATTAACCTTGTTATGTTGGACAGTGAATCCACAATTGCAGCGGAAAACTTAGGAGAATTAATCCGTGAAACTGAATAAAGATCAACAATACCGTGAAGCGCTTTGGATTGGCGATGTGCGGTTCGATGTAGCCTATGAATTATTTGGTCCATTGGGAGACCCTAAGGGTGTCGCAATTATTTACATAGACCCTATTTGTGGTGTACCGGACCCTAATTTGGATTATGAAAGCATTATTTTAAAAGAACTGGAGAATGATTTACTATGACTGATATCTACATTGATGGTAAGCTTGTAAAGCGTTTGGACATAACCTTGGATGGCGTCAGCACGCCGCCTGTTGAGCCTCCGAAGGAACCTGTTCGGCCTCCGAAGGAGGAACCTCCACTCGTAGAGCAGGAGGGCGTCACGGTCAAGAGCCTTGGCCTTCTGGAGCGCGGCAACCTAAAGCAACGACGCTTCACGGTCCCACGGAACGAAATATCGGCGTATATGTTCGTCGTGCCGGAAGACACGTCAGCTAGTGTGGTGTTCTTCACCTTCGGCCCACAGCAGACTGACACGGCTGGGATCCGTGTGTGGGTCAGCGAGACGCCGGGTGGGGTTGTGGTTCCGGGTCGTCATGGGTACGTGGAGAATGCGTTTATCCGCCGAGGCGACACGTTTGGCATCGCCTCTCCGATCCTTGGGCGTGGGCAGGAGCGACGTGGTAATCCCATATCGGCGGGCAAGGAGTACTACCTGAACGTTGAGTGCTTCCGAGGTGGGGCGCTCGATACGATCATGAAGATCGGAGGTAACCTGTAATGGCAACTAACCCCATGACCGTAGAGTCATGCCTAGAAGCGCCGCTGCTGCATGATGAGCGCAAAGCGCTAGATGATCACACGCGACAAGAAGAAGGAATAGTTATTGACATTATAACGGAAGGTCACCCCAAGGATGCGCGGCAAGCTAATGCAAGAGAGTCGATTAGCAGGGCTTTGGAAGATTACTACCCCGAATCCGCTGAACATGCGCTAGTTATCGGCGTTCTCTACACTTTGAAAAAGCAAGCCTTGGCGGGCGAGGAGGAGTGATGAGTAGATGCCCACAATGCGGAATGAAAGAGTGCTGCGGCGGTGATTTTGCACCGGAAGTGTATAAGTTAGAAGCCGAGCTTGCCGAGGCGCTGGAGCTACTTAAAAACGCATCGTTTATTTCTACAAGAAAGCCTATGGCGGCGCAGTATTGGGCCGACAGGCGCGACAGGTTTCTACGCGAAAACATAGAAAATAGGGTGAGTGATGAGTGACTCTTTCACCGGAAGGCCCACGCCGCTCAGCGATGCTGAGGTGCTTACCCTGCGCCAGATGATCGCAGAGCGGCAGGTCAATGTGGCGGAGCTGGAGGCAGAGAACGCGAGGCTGCGGGGCCTATTATCAATCGCGCTATGCCCAAACCGGAACATATGTGATGACGGTGTGTTAACACTTGGGGGAGATATTGAGCCTTGCCAGTGGTGCGAGGAAACAAAAGAGGCACTCAAGGAGGCAGGGGATGAGTAACGAGTCACAAATGAGCCAAAAAGAATTAAATAAAATACTGGATGACCACCAGCTATGGCTTGCTAATAGTAAAGAAGGCAAGCGCGGCAACCTGAGCTATGCGGGTCTGCGCTATGCGGATCGTTATGCATTTCCTCACGCTTCCCTCAATGATTCAGGATGGCTAATTTTTGCTGGATGTCGAAGATTCACGCTTGACGAAGCCAGATCGCATTGGGGTGAGTCTTACTCCGGCGAACGCTGGATAGGCGATATGTATTTACATGCTGTTGATTGGCTTGAGCAGCGGATTGCAGAGGAGGGTGAGTGATGGGATGCAGTTGCCTTAAAGACAGTCTAGCCGTGTGTCCTTACCACCCGTTAGAGCACGAAAAAATCGAAGTGCTGGTTAAGCGCATCGCAGAGCTAGAGGACCAGCTTGCCGAGGCGCGGGAGGACCGGGCAAGGCTGGAATGGATGGCAGCAAAAGAAGGAGTTATCGAAAGGCACCCCAACAGGCAGGAGTGGTGTGTCGCAGCCGATGGCATGGACTACCACACAGACTGGCGCGGTAACTGGCGTGATGCCATCGACGAAGCCATGTCGCAGGAGGCGAGTGATAAAAATTTTCTTGACAAGCCAAAGAATCTATGAGATACTATTAGTGTCCAGTGTGGACAGAACAAAGGAGATTGAAATATGGTAGTTGAAGGAATGAGCACCTTTTCCAAGGTAACCGAGCACGATAGTTACATGGGCCAATCAACGGGCAAGTACACTCTGATGGTTACTCTGTCAGACGAAGATGCTGCGAAACTGGAATCCCAAGGCATCAAGGTAAAGACATACTGCCCCGAAGATGGCGAGCCTGTACAACAGCGTAAGTTTTCGTCAAAGTTTGACGTGCGTGTGCTGGACGCCGAGGGTAATCGGTTTAGCGGGGAAATTCCTTGGAACTCTAAGGTGCGCGTAAAGTACAAGCTAGGCAACGAACACCCGGTGCATGGCATGGGAACCTACCTTGAGGCCGTAAAAATCCTTGAGCTTGGTGAAGACTCCGATGGCGACGACGACGACTTTTAATGGGACGTTGTGTAGCTAAAGAGCCTTGTCCTCGTTGCGGGTCTAGGGATAACCTTGCTCGCTTCGAGGACGGAGGTGCCAAGTGTTTTACCCCTGACTGTGGGTACTTCGAGCCTTCCACTGGAGCAGTCACGATGGAACAAAAACAGCCTGCTACGCAGGTACCCGGTGTAATTGCTGATATTCCCGACCGCAGGATTTCAAAGGCAACCTGTCAAAAGTTTGGCGTACACGTAGAGTATGGGCCGGACGGTAAGATCAGCAAGCACCATTATCCCGTTTTTAACGAGAGCGGTGACTTGGTTCTTGTAAAGACACGTAAGTGTGAGAACAAGCAATTCTTTTCTTCCGGTACTCAACAAGGCGCTACCCTTTTTGGACAGAACACTTGCAAAGGCCGGGGCAAGTACATCACAATCACTGAAGGTGAACTTGACGCGCTTAGTGTCAGTGAGATGTTTGACCGTAAATGGGACGTTGTGTCTCTAAGGAATGGTGCGTCCAATGCAGCAACCGAAATCAAAGGTGCCCTTGACTTCTTGGAAGCATACGATTCGGTCGTTGTCTGCTTTGATAATGACTCGGCGGGACAAGCGGCAGTTGCGTCCATTCAGGACTTGTTTACGCCGCAGAAACTCAAAGTCGTTAAGCTGCCCGCCAAAGACGCCAGCGAGCTACTTCAGGCAAGGAAAGTCCAAGACTTTACGAAGGCGTGGTGGGACGCAAAGACGTACAGGCCGGACGGTATTGTCGCCGGGGCTGAATTGTGGAACCAGATCACGGAAGATCAAAAAAAGCCGTCAGTCCTTTATCCTTGGGCGGGACTTAATGATCTCACTAGGGGCTTCCGACTCTCGGAGTTGGTTACTATTACCTCCGGATCAGGCATGGGCAAAAGCCAGATGGTTCGTGAGTTGGAGTATCACCTCCTACAAGCCACCGAGGATAACATCGGAGTCCTCGCGCTGGAGGAGAATGTCACCAGAACAGCGCTTGGCATTATGTCGGTCGCGGCGGATACCCCGCTACACTTGGAAGAGGACCTAGACCATGAGACAATCCGGCCGTTCTTTGATGCAACATTGGGAACCGGACGATACTACCTTTATGACCATTTCGGGTCTACTAATATTGACAATCTCATTAGTCGTATCCGTTACATGGTCAAGAGCTTGGATTGTCGGTGGATTGTTCTGGATCACCTTAGCATTGTTGTGTCCAGTCAAGAGAATGGTGACGAGCGCAAGGCAATTGACGAAGTAATGACACGGTTGCGTACGCTAGTTCAAGAGCTAGGCATTGGTATGTTTCTAGTGTCTCACCTGAAACGAGCAGGAGGCACTGCCCATGAAGACGGTGGTAAAATTTCTCTTAGCGAGCTTCGCGGTAGTCAGTCTATCGCTCAACTTAGCGACATTGTATTGGGCTTGGAGAGGGACCAGCAGAATCCCGATTCTATACTCCGAAATACAAGCACAGTCCGAGTACTTAAGAATCGTTATAGTGGACAGACCGGCCCTGCATGCTACTTGCAATATGAGGTAAAAACAGGTAGAATGTTGGAAACAAGTGCACCCAGAGAGGACGCTACCGAGGATGACTTCTAATGATGAAACACACGGACTGCCTAGCCCGAGTGATGTGGTCTTCGCAGACATTGAAGCTGATGGTTTACACCCTACACGCATCCATTGTCTTGTGGTCAAGTACCGAGGAAAGCGAGAAGTAATCTATGATGCAGGAAGTTTTCATAAGTACATGCTTAGGGTTGATGGTGCACCATTTTGCTTCCACAATGGTTTGGGATATGATTGTCCGGTACTCAGAAGACTATGGGGTGTCAAAGTGCACAACTGTATTGATACTCTGGTTCTCTCAAGTCTTGCTAACCCTAGTCGTAGCGGAGGGCATTCTCTCCGCGCTTGGGGCAATAGGTTAGGGTTCCCCAAGGGCGATTATAAGGGATCGTGGGAGCATTATAATTGGCCCATGCTTAGGTACTGCGTAAGGGACGTAGACGTAACAGAGAGGCTGTACGAGGCTCTCAGAGAGGAACTGCAAGGATTTTCTGCGGAGTCCATCGAACTTGAGCACGACGTAGCTCGAATTATTCAGAAACAGGTTAACCATGGCTGGTACTTTCGTCTACAGGACGCGCATCAGTTACATGCAAAACTTAAGGAGAAACAGTATGAGCTTGAAGATAAAGTACGCGAACATTTTAAACCGCTGCCGACGTTTGTCAAGGAAGTGGTACCGAAGTATAAAAAGACGGACGGCGAACTAAGCGCTGTAGGTTTGAAGTTCCTTGGGGACAATTGGACGCAGGTGGCCGGGGAATTTTCCCGCATTGACTTCCAACCGTTCAATCTAGGTTCACGACAACAGATAGGGCGTTACCTCCAACACTTTGGCTGGGAACCTAAGGTCTTTACGGAGACAGGCCAGCCGCAGGTGGACGAGACAATTCTGTCCTCTGTTACAGACATTCCTGAAGCCCAGATGATTGCTGAGTATCTGATGGTACAGAAACGTGTCGCACAGATCCATTCTTGGATTGAAGCGATTGGTGACGACCAGCGCATACACGGTAGGGTCAGAAGCAACGGAGCTATTACAGGGCGCATGACGCACGATAGTCCCAACGTTGCTCAGGTGCCTTCTAGCAATGCACCGTACGGCGAGGAGTGTCGATCATTGTGGACTGTCCCCGAGGGCTTCTCTTTAGTTGGGTGTGACGCCAGCGGCCTTGAGCTTCGCATGCTGGCACACTACATGAATGATGAGGAGTATACCAATGTATTACTCACAGGTGATATACACAGCGTTAACCAAGCAGCTTCTGGACTCAGTACAAGAGATCAAGCGAAAACATTTATTTACGCTTTCCTGTATGGAGCCGGAGACGCTAAAATCGGGTCTATCGTTGGAGGAAATAGAAGAACTGGAAAAGAACTTAAGGAGCGCTTTCTCCGAAACACACCAAGCCTTAAGGACCTACGAGAACGAGTTGAGCGATCTGCTGACCGAGGTTACCTCAAGGGGCTTGATGGACGGAAGCTACACGTTCGATCCTCTCACGCGGCACTGAACACTTTGCTGCAAGGGGCTGGTGCTATTGTGATGAAGCGCGGGCTTCAAATACTTGACAGTTATGTGCCTAAGTGGAAGATTCAGATGAACTTTGTTGGGAACATACACGATGAATGGCAGATGGAGGTTCGCCAAGGACAAGAGGATAAGCTGGGACACTTAGCTGTTGCCAGTATTCAGGCAGCAGGACAGTCATTTAACCTACGTTGTCCATTGGACGGAGAGTACAAAGTAGGTAAAACTTGGGCTTCTACCCACTAATCACAACAGAAGGAGAACCACTTATGGTTCACTCAAGCAGAACAGGGGACATCGCGGAGCATTACGTCATTACTTGGCTGTGGGACAATGGCTATGAGGTATTTATAAACGCGGGCTGCACCGGCCCTGTGGACATCATTGCACTAGATAAAGTAACACAGCACGTATACCTAATTGACGTAAAATCGTCGAGTTTAGGTTCCAAATCTGGGTACTATCGTTCCCATGAGCAGAAGGAGTTAGGGGTGAGAATAGTCGAATTTAATACGGAAACAAGAAAATGCAGGTTTATAAACCATGTCGAATAAAACTGTAGACACATTAGTAGCAGACATATACGATCTAGTTAGCACTAAAACTCCGCCCGAAGGCGTTAATTTGGAGGAAGAGATCGAACGCTTTGGGGAATCCATGAAAGCCTTAATGCGCGATCAGTTCACTAGGGAACAGCGAGATAATCGAACGCTTCGTTTAAGCAGTATAGGTTCTCCATTGCGGCAACTGTGGCATCGTATACGTGGTACCCAACGTGAACCTATCTCTGGACCGACATACATAAAATTTATGTACGGACACGTCATTGAAGAGATGATGGTTTTCCTTACACGCCTTGCTGGGCACTCCGTAACGGACCAGCAGAAGGTTTGCGAGGTCGAAGGGATCAAAGGGCACATGGATTGTCGCATTGACGGACTTTTGGTGGACGTCAAAAGTAGCTCCGGGAGGTCCTTTAAGAAGTTTGAAGATGGGTCCTTAGCTTTCAGTGATCCCTTTGGGTACGTGGCTCAGATCAAAGCCTACGCGCACTCAGAAGGCGACACGGAGTACGGCTGGCTCGCCATGGACAAGCAGACGGGTAAGATTGCCTTGCTTGTGTACGACGAGAAGGACGATATGGCTCAAGTGTACGATAAAATCAATTGGGACATTGCGGAGCGTGTACGTACTGTAAAAAAGCTGGTGGGGCAATCAACGCCCCCTCCTCAATGTCACGAGACTTTGCCAGATGGGAAAAGCGGAAACATGCGTTTGGCCGCTGGGTGTTCTTACTGCGAATTCAAGCAAAGTTGCTTTCCACAGTTACGGCAATTCGAGTATTCTACTGGACCAAAATACTTAACAGAGATCTCGCGTCTTCCAAACGTGCCCGAGGGAAAACTACCGGAGGTAATTGATGCGTCCGAAGTCAACTAAAAAATATGGACAATACAGGAGTGGACTTGAAAAAACATTTGCAAAGGAGGCACCGAGAGGGTTATTCGCTTACGAGCCAGAGCGTATACCTTATATCGTACACCGCGTATATTGCCCTGATTTTGTACACCTACCATCTGGTACTATGATTGAATGCAAAGGGTTTTTTAGGGCCGGAGACACCTTGAAATATAAATCCATTCGTGATACAATAGATAGAGAACTTGTGTTTGTGCTGTCCGATCCTAACAAAAAGATCCGCAAAGGATCAAAAATGACTATGGGACAGTGGTGCGAAAAGGAAGGTTTTGCATATTTTACAGTTAACCAGATGGAGGAGCTACTTGCTTATGTTGTATGAAGACTCTTGACGAAATAATCAGTTATATGACCAACAATTACGATCCTTATGAACTTGTAGAAATGTTACAAATATCTTCAGTAGAAATACTTGACAGATTCGAGGATCGTGTGGTACACTATTATGACCAACTAAACGAAATGATTGAACTAGAGGAAGAGCCATATGACCAAGACTACCGTTACCCGTGGTTCGTTGAATGAAGTATCCCCCCAAGAATGGGACGCTGTGTCTAAGCCAGCGCACTACAATCAGAACACCTTGGAGACAATTGAGGTCATACAGGACACCCTAACTAGGGATGAGTACGTAGGGTATCTGTGGGGGAATATTATCAAGTACAGCCAGCGGTGGCCCCACAAGAACGGCGTTGAGGACCTCAAGAAAATGGTATGGTACGCACAGGAGCTAATAGATGTTTATGAATGATTACCAAGCTAAGGCATGTTCGTTTGCTTTGTATCAACATGATATGTATCCGGTAACATCATTGATGGTGGAGTCAGCGGAGCTTGCTGATCTGTTTATTAAACCCAAGTTGCGGGGGGACATTGAAGAGATTCCCCGAGACGACGTAGTGGCGGAAGCGGGAGACGTTCTATGGAACCTTGCCAACCTGCTTAACGACAACAACATTACCTTGGAAGAGGTAGCCAAATACAACCTTGAGAAGCTAGGAGATCGTGCTAAGCGCGGTGTAATCATGGGTAAAGGAGATAGGCGATGATGCTTTACCTTGTAGGAGACGACGAATCCGCTAAGAATAACTCTTGGTGGGCAATGACTAACTCACAGGAGAAGGCGGCGGATCTTCTTGTGGAGCTTCCCGGCGCTACACAGATTAAAGCCTTTGTCCCTAAGGAGGCCAAAAAGAATGGAAGTAATAACGGGTAAGTTCGGTTCAGAAAGAGACAAAGAACTTGAGGAGCAGACCCTTGATGACATGCTAGATATGTTTAGGGAATATTGCAAAGAGTTTGGCGTAACTGAGGTAATGCTGGTAGGCAACTCCGAATCAGGCACAGAACTTTTTTCAGCAAGCAACATGAACATCGCAGATCAAGTGCTGTGCATGGAAGCCCTCAAACATTCATTTTTTAATACGCTTATGGCGGCGGAGGTTTAAAATGCCTTGGATTCAGGTAGATCCCGAAGATGTTGTTGAAAAAAGTTTGCTAGACGCTCTAAAGGACAAAGACTCCTTGTCAGATGACGATGCAAAAGCATTTAAGCATGTGTTGGCTTTCTACATGATTCCTAGCGAGTACAACGTTAGGTTCGGGGAAAACGAATGGGAAAAAATAATGAACGAGGAGGATTAATGGATAGTTATCAAACGTATATTGCTAAATCTAGGTACGCAAGGTATCTGCCAACCGAACACCGAAGGGAGTCGTGGAACGAAACAGTCAATCGTTATGTCAATTTCTGGCTTGACCGAGGACAGATCAACAAAACCGAATCCAAAGTAATTGCTGATGCCATCAGAAACTTGGAGGTGATGCCTTCTATGCGTTGCCTGATGACAGCGGGCCCTGCTTTGGACCGGGATAATGTAGCAGGGTTTAATTGTAGTTACCTGCCTATTGATACGCCGAGGGCTTTCGATGAACTCATGTACATTCTTCTGTGCGGAACCGGGGTCGGTTTCAGTACTGAACGGCAGTATGTTAACAAGCTACCTCCCCTCCCCGACCATTTCGAGCATACCAATACAACTATCTCCGTGGCGGACTCGAAAGTTGGATGGGCAAAAGCCTTCAGAGAACTGGTGTCTTTGCTATATGCAGGCCAAATACCCAAATGGGATACTAGCCGAGTGCGCCCTGCTGGTACACCCCTCAAAACTTTTGGTGGCAGAGCTAGTGGGCCAGAACCTCTTGAGGACTTGTTCAATTTCACAGTTGAAGTATTTACAAACGCGACTGGAGAAAAACTTAGTTCCTTGGAGAGCCATGACTTGTGCTGTAAGATTGCTCAAATCGTCGTCGTGGGCGGAGTGCGCCGTTCTGCCCTCATCGGCCTTTCCAATCCTAGTGACAGCCGAATCGCAAAAGCTAAGCATGGTCAGTGGTGGGTTGACAATGCCCAACGTGCTCTCGCGAACAACAGCGCATGTTACACTGAAACACCGGACCTCGACAAATTCCTAGAAGAATGGAGTAACCTGTATGAGAGCAAATCAGGAGAGCGAGGATTCTTCTCTAGAGTCGCTAGTCAACGTCAAGCTGCAAAAAACGGCAGACGAGATCCTGAATATGCTTTTGGAACTAATCCATGCTCAGAGATCATCCTCCGACCTAACCAGTTCTGCAATCTGTCGGAAGTTGTTGTCCGGCCAAACGATACGTTTGATGACCTTAAGCGAAAAGTACAGCTTGCAACTATCCTTGGGACTCTACAAGCGACACTTACCGACTTCCGATACCTCCGGAAAGTTTGGAAAGATAACACGGAGGAAGAGGCACTACTCGGTGTGAGCTTGACGGGCATTATGGATCATCCTATTCTTTCATGCGAAGAAAACCATGAGATTAAAAAGTGGTTGACGGACTTAAAGGAGATCGCCATTGAAACAAACAAAACTTGGGCTAAGCGACTCAAAATCAAACAGTCCGCTGCGATCACTTGTGTTAAGCCTAGCGGTACTGTTTCTCAGTTGGTTAATTCTGCCTCTGGTATTCATCCTAGGTTTAGCCCTTATTATATACGACGTGTGCGGGCGGATGCTAAAGATCCTCTTTGCAAAGTTCTTGAGAGCGCCGGAGTGCCCTGTGAAGACGACCAAATGAATCAGGGTACCAAGGTATTCAGTTTCCCACAAAAAGCGCCTGAGGAGGCTGTGTGTACGTCTGAGGTGGGTGCAATGCAGCAGCTTAAGTTGTGGAAAGTGTACCAAGACTATTGGTGTGAACATAAGCCCAGCATTACGGTGTATTACAAGGACTCAGAGTTCCTTGAGATGGGTCAGTGGCTGTACAACAACTTTGATGCTGTCTCAGGGGTTAGTTTCCTGCCGTACAGTGACCATACGTACCCTCAGGCACCCTACGAGGAAATCAATGAAGAACAGTACAAGGAATTGACTAAAGACTTCCCTACTGACTTTAATTGGGACATATCGGAGGAATCAGATGTTACTGAAGGGAGTCAAGAGTTGGCTTGTGTTGGGGGGAGTTGTGAGTTGACTTAGTAGATGCGCTACGGAACCCTCGTGTCTTATGTACGCGAGGGTTCCTAGTTTATTATTATTCTTGGACAGACGGAGGTGTGTTATTCGTCCTGTTCCTCTAACTGATTAGCTAAGGTAACCGCAACTTTAATATCCAAGGCCATTTCCTTACGTGCCTCAGGCCCAAGCTCTTTCATAGCCTTTGTTGCCTCACTCGCCATGTTTCGGATGGTGTACGCGGCGCGGCCTTTAGGGGTTTGGATTGGGGCACTTTTCCATACCTTTTGGAAGGCCCTCCCGGAGAAATACAAAGGGGACAAACCAATAAGCGCCGCTTTGTACACAAGGTTCTGAGCCACACCATAAGGAGTTGAAGCGTCAACAAGCCCAAGCCTTTGGTACATTCGCCCAAGGGACCCCTCCGCCTCTTTAGCTGCTTTGGGGAGAACCCTATCGGCGGCCGTGATCAACCTGCTCTGTTCCAGTCTCAGGTCTTTAGTAGCCCCGTTGTCTAGTTCATCCACCATTGAATTTAAGGTAGTCCGTATGGACTTATAGATTTCTTTGTTAGCCGCTGGCATCGCGGACCCTTCGGCGTAAGCCTGCTCCGCAAGTTTTTTGTAGAGATTATCAAATTCTTGGCGAGCCTTATAAAGACCGTGGACGTTGTACCCTGTTGTGTCCAAATAGCGCAGGGCTTGGTTAGACATGTCCTCAAACTTTTTCATGGTTCCCTTCAGCGTTGTCGAAGGAGTGCCTGTTATCGCCGGTAAATCGTTGGCCAGTTTGTTTAAGGAATCGTTAAGTCTACGTTGGACGTCTAAAGGCGTAACTTCGGTGGTGTTTGCTAAGGCCTTTAGTTTGGTATCAATTTCGTTGCCAATGGTCTTGGACTTCTTTGAGATGGCATTGTAGTTATGTTGCCAGTTCTGCGCGGAACTTATGTTGGGGACTTTTTTAACAGTATCCAACAGAGCTATCTCCTCCGCAGTCAATACACGCTGCTTGGGGATGAAACCCATCCCTCCGTCCGTCATATTTCTAACGGCAGCTTCTCGGCCCTTCGGGCTATCATCCTTGATAATTTTCCAGACGTCAGCGTCACGCCCTTTAAGGGTTTGGCCCGGCTGTCTATTTCCCGCCTCTGCTGCGGCCAGTCTTTCTTGGGGTGTCACCCTACCAGTTTTAGGCTTCAGGGGCATTTCTGTGGCTAGGTCCTTACCCGGGCCAACTTTCTTCGTTAGGAGTTTTGAGGCGGCCCCTAAGTTTATAGCCTGAGATAACGTGTCGTATTCTTTAGGATGATTTTCCTTAGCCCACGCAAGAGCATCCCCACCTTGCTCAATCGCGGACACAATGCCCTTGCCGACGGAAGTGTTTGCCAGAGCTTCGGCAGCTTCCCTAGTCTCACGGCTAATGTCCGCCCTAAAGCTTTGTGGAAGCAATGTCCACCCAGTCTGCGCGATGCCTGTTACTGTCTCCCATATAATATCACCAGCGAATCCAACGGCATTTCCGCCAATTCTGGTTAGTTCTTCGACTTGGGTTATTCCCTGATCATAGTCGCCTTGTTGGAGGGCCGCCCCGGCAGTCATAGCGTCTGACGCTTGTTGCACACGCTCCCCATGGGCCTGTTTAATGCCTGTGCCTATCCCCATGATTCTGTCTAAAACACGATTCCAAGAGTCAGGCTCGTCAGGAATTACTGGCTCTCGCTTAGGGCCAGAATCAAATAATGCAAGATCCTCAGGACTAACTGTTCTTTTAAACTCAGACTTGCTTTCTGGTTCATCGAACAGCGCCAAATCGTCTTTGTTTGTTGTGGGCTTCATTGGGTTACTCTACCTATCTCATACGTGGAACCGGATTCAGGATCTCTGTACAACACGCGATCATCCGGAGTAGTTCGGTACTCAGGACCCTCTGGGGCAAGGCCTAGAAGAGAGCGTTTAAAGTTATTGTAGTGGTACTCTACTTGGTCTAGTTGTTTATTAAAGGCTTCGTCACCGGCAGAGGGGTCCAAATTATCAATGACGGACTGTAGTAATCTGTTCTCCAAATTTGACACTTGGCCCAAGGCACCGCCTGTGGGGCTGTTTAATCGCATTTCCTCAAGCTGGTCAAAGCCAAGATTCGCTCTAATTTTTGTAATTACGTTGTTTAGTCGTCTTGCGTCCGTAGGGAGAGGGAGTTCTCCTACTGAGTAAAACAAAGCCCACTGGTCTTTTGCCAGTGTTCTAGCTTGTGAAATAGCGCCCAGCACGTTATCCGTTTGGGCGAGGTCTGCAAAAAGCTTCTTTTGTGCTTTATCATCAGCCGTTACTTTTTCTTCGTTCGCTTTAGGTACTAAAGGTGTATTCGCTGGGTCTTTAATAAACTGAAGTACTGATTCCGGAGTGTAATCTTCATACAACCCTGCGATGTCCTTTGGCTTCATTGTTTCTATAGTTTTAGGCTCTTCAGGCGGGGAAACATACTCTCCTGTTGTGGTGTCAAATACACGGTTACCTACAGTCTTATATTTATCAAACTGCTGAGTGACAATTTCCATTGCCTCAGAAGAACTAACGCCAGCTTTAGACGCTAATGACATATAGGCCGCCCTATGCTCTTTCTTATTAAAATCAAACTCAGGGGAATACGCCATACTCGTTAGTGCCGCAACACCTTGTTCTTTAGCTCGCGCCCTCGCGGCCTCTTGCTGTTTTACTTGGGATTGAACACGCTGCCTAAGAACGGTTGCAGCCTGTGTAGGGTCCGCACCAGTCTGCTGTGCAGTAGCAAGGATACTTTGGTACACCTCAGGCATGTTCTCTGCCGTAGCTTGTCCTGCCTGTACTAGCATAGACTTCTGCCCTTCGTTTTTACGACGGGACATAATGTCAGCCTGTGCTATCTGACCACCGGGCAAGTTCTGTGCAATCTGTGACCCAAGGTTAAACATCCCTTGCCCACCAAAAGAGGGGTTAAGGAGTGCGTTTGTTAACATCCTAGAATATTGAGCCATTGTTATTAATCCTCTGACTTAAAAACACTTTTCCAGATTCCGCCTGCGGCGTTACCAAAGATAGAAGCTATGTCGCCGTCGGCTGTCTGGAAAGGCGAAAGTACCCCACCAAGTAGGCCTTGGCCCAAATTACCCAGCAGACTCCCCTGTCCCAATTGTGCAGCAAGTTTTTGCTCCATGCCGGACATAGACGCTTCACCAAACAAGCCAGCAGCTTGCCGACGGGCCAGATCGGCCAGCGCTGCACCTTGGAGGCCTGTGGTCTGCTGGTCAAGCATTTGTGCATACGGAAGGAACTGGTTCTGCATAAACTGCGTGCCAATTGTTGCATTTTGTGCCTGATCGGCCATAGCTTGTTGTATGGCCATGATGGACGCTTGGTTCTTTCCTTCCGCAATTGCCTTTTGCATTGCCAACTGCTCCGGCGTGCCACCGTAGGCATTGGTAATTACTCCTGCACGCCCTTGACCAGCCAAACGGTTATTCAATGTATCTAGCTGACGTTGTTCTTCAGGACGTTGAAGTGCACGAATACGGTTGTACACATCAGCTTCCCGGTCCGCTGTATTGCCCATCGCGTTACCAAACAAGGTATTGGCGTACCCTTGAAGGGTATTCGATTGTTGTTGGTAGGGCTGAGAAAGGTTAAGCTGAAGACTTCCGTCTGCGTTTGTCCGACCGGTTCCAATGCCACTGGAAACATTAAATGGTTTAAAGCCTGCCATCCCACTTAATGTGGTAGCTAGTTTGTCCCCGTAAGATTTGGCTTCGTTCCCTACGTCTTCAAGATTATCATAAGCGCCCTTAAGTAGACCACCCCCGACAATCCCGGTGCCTATACCAAGCAGATTAGAAAGAAAATCAGCCATTATTATATCCTCACCAAACCTTTCGACCAATAGTCGCGTAATGTGTTAATTCTTGAATACTAAACTCTGATCCATTAATTTGTGCTTCAATGCCCACTTTAACGTGTGCCCCTGATCCAGTTGTATTAATATTCAAGATGTTCAATGTTCTGTCTATTCCCCACACAGCTAGGTTCCAAAATGATATGTTCCATTTGGGCGTTGTGGAAACTGTTCTAACAGGAAGTATTGCAGAGTTTTCCCAATCAGGATTAAAATCGTATGCCCACCTCAAAGTTGCTGTGTCATTTGTAGCACCAATGATAATTGGGCGCACTTTCTTAAGGAACTTAAATTGTGCTGGATCGCCAAAGTCCATTTGAGTTGTATTGTATTCTAGCTGGTATGCTTCACCATTGTCTGTGTAACCAAAGTATTTTCCTACACCACTGGAACCCGCCACGTACAACACTCCGGTATCCCAATCACGAGTAAAAGCAAAGAATGGACAATTAGGCCAGCGAGTAGCCCTAAGATACCCAGTCTCTAATGGCCTACGAAGATCAAATACGTAAGCTATCTCAGTCGTAGGGAACAAAAGAATATAAAAGCCTTCTTCAGGGCTATATACAGTTTTGACTTCATTGATGTTATTTGGAATCTGAGCAATAACGTCGTCTCTAACGTTTCCTGAGATTTCCCGGTTAGGCATGGTTTCTTCTTGAATTGTTCGACCAAAACTACGCAAACCTGTATTGCTCAGGAACAGCAGATCATTGCCTGTGGACTGTACGCTATCCCTTGCTACACACCCTACGTTACCTACCGTGTCCGACAAAACCATTGTAGCAGGATCGTCAGCCCCTTGATACACCAAGATATTGTTCCGACCAAAGATTATAAGATAACCGTTATGTGACGCCAAGGCAACAATTTCATCCCGTCCAGCAGGCCACACGGTTGTCAAATCAATCAAACCTGCACTGCCTGTGTTGAATGCCGTGGGATCTCTTAGGTCAGACCAATACAGAATAGTAGAATTGTTCGTTGTGTCTGCAAGCCACAGACGGCTGAAAGCAGCAAGACCACAGTTAGCGCCTGCCAGACTGTCACTATTGGTGGCCGCAGTTTGCCCAAGTGCTACAGGCGCTCCTCCGTCCGTAGCTCGTAAGGGATCTTCTCCTCTTTGAAGGAATATCATCCAGTTTTGCATAGGGAGCATCTGCCAATTGCCTTCCGACGCAACAACTAATGACGAAGACATCGTTGCTACTCCTGTATAAATCCCCACAGTAGTTGCGGAATATACAGCCTCATTCCCCGCTTCGTCAATATAGTGCCCAATTGACTTAATTGTTTCAGCGGGATTGCCGGACGTAGTTAAAACATTGTATCCTTTGCGTGCGGCGACACGTCCAAACTTGTCAATTACACAATTGTCTGCTTTACTTGCGTATTCCGGGGGCAGACTGGTAGGGGAGTCTTGCGTGTTGAGTCCAGCAAAACCGGGCGCACGTATTGTAATTGTTTCAAGATTAGCCATTATACAGGGTTAGCTCTTCGGGACGGAAATTGGCGTCACGCGCAATTGCGTTACCCAATGACAGTTGAGCAATTGTAAGGTACTCTTGGGCACTGGTTCCACCAGTTTCACCGCGCTCTCTGGTTGCCAAAGACAACGCAAGGTGCATAATAGGGTCAGTAGGCAGAATAACGTTTTCAGCGTCCGACGTAGGAACGGTGTTGCGCTTACACACCTCAAATGTTATATCGTACACGTCGTCAGGTGTAGGAGTCAGAGTGGCCTTGAGAGAGCCTGTAGTGGCGTCTGTGCCACTCAAAGTGTACCCTGTAGGCTTCCCTTCGGAACTCCCTAAAAGACGCTCACGAGCCGTGTAGCCCGTTGTACGCTTGTGCAACTCAGTGTCCCCAGCCATGTACGCCCAATACACCATAGAATCAGGTGGTGTGTCGGTAATTACAACGTAATCCTGTGAGGCCACAGTCGGAACAACCACAAGGTCTCTGAGAGCAGACCAGTCGTGGGCGTCTTCAACAATTTTATACGCATCCCGAACAAAGCCTGCAATCATCTTACTGAATGTGGTGGCCGCTGTTGTCGTGACTTCGTTTTCCCTAAGTCGCTTTAAGACTTCATTTGTTAATTCTAAAAATGTCATCGAACATACCTACTCAATAAGCCATCAAGGAAATTACTAGCACGTATGGGCATAGCCGGAGCAATTTGAAATTGTGCGGAAGGGACTCCGGGCATAGCCATAGGGCTGCCTCCAGTTCTGGGGGTGCCTAGTAGACCGCCTGCTGACGGGAGAGCACTAGATCCATCACCCCCAGAAGGTAACTCATCGGAGCCGCTTGGAGGTAACTCATCGGAGCCGCTTGGAGGCCCTAGTTCCGGAGGTAGTTCAGAACTAAACATATCGTCCTGAAGTTCTTCCCGATTTCTCCAACCATAAAGTACCCAGTTGTCTCGATTGTAGCCGTTGTCACCACCAAAGTAGTTACTTGGGTCATCACCAGAGGCTACTAGCTCATCGTATTGCTGTTGAGCAAATTCTATTTCTTCCGGAGTAAACCCTTCATTATTAATACGATTCTGTTCAAACTCTCCTTGGTAGCTTTGTTCCCATGTAGGATCAAAAGGTGAGGCTACCATAGGATCATTGGGTACTACGGGATCATTGGGTTCATCAGGCCACGTAGGATCGTAAGGAGAAGTTACTACTAAGTCATCGTTAATTGTGTCTCCTAGCGGGTTATCGGGATCTACCGTTGTGTCGTCGTTTATGTCCGAAAACTCTACGTCCGGGAGAGTAAAGTCAAAGTTGGGCCCCTCAATGTTGTCAATGGCATCAAAGACCACACCCCAATCCATTGAGTTAACCGAAGCAGGAAGATTAGTTAAACCACCGGCCTCTGTTGCCGCAAAGCCCAAAATGTTGGCCAACAGGCCCCCTGAGGCAATGTCCCCAGCGGAGCTAAGACCCGCCTGTACGTCTTCACGGTTCCAAATACCCTGTAGTTGACTTTCGCCCCTAGGGGTCATTAAGTCAAAGAACCTTTCGTCGTACTGGCCCAACAAAGCAGCTACTTTATCCTGTTCAGACAAGGTGTCCCACTCGGGACCGGGACCCAGTAAGTTCTGTATACCGTCCAGTACTGAATCAGGGATAAGATTAAGAACATTATCTACGGCATTTTGCATACCTTCAATGTTCAAATCAGCAAAATTCTGGCCCGTTACTTGAGATAAAAAACCGTCGGGACCCAATAAACCACCAAAGTCCGCAAACTTTGTCATCCCTTGTCCGTACTCAATAAACTTATCCGCCATAGTAATGTCAATACCGACAGCGTTACTAAAGTCCGTGGCAAGGACAGTCCGTTGAGAGTCTGACAGGTTGGCTAAGTCCTCTTGAGTAAGTCCTTGTTTTTCTAGGTAAGGCTTAAGCAGAGCCCCTGCTGCGTCCTCACTGGTGTACGCCATGAGGTCCTTCATAAAGTCAGTAGCAATGTACCCAGCGGAGCCCGTAAGGCCTGCCCGAAGCATGTCTGAGACGTCTATGGACCCCTCAGTCACCCCCTGTACAACAGCATTGCTTAAGGCTGATTTAAGGCCTGCACCTACAAAGTTGGATGCGTTAATAGCTGACCCAATGCCCGGTATGGCCCCAAAGACTGTGGACACAAAAGGCCCAGCAAGGGCCCCAAGGGCTATGGAAGGAAGAATCTGTGTAGCGTAGTCACCAAATGACATGGAGTCTACGGGTGACTCAAAGGTACCTTTCTGTTGACTAAAGGCATTCTCACCTATCCATGCGTTACCGTAGAGAGCTGTGTTAAGATCGCTGTTGCCCGTATTGTAGAAGTAAGGTTTACCACCGTCAGTAGTAAACAGGTTGACACCCATGTCCTCGGAGATCCTAGCAATCTCTTGGGCTGCCTGAGCTATGTCAGACCTGTTATACCGAGTGATGGTGGGGTTAACGTCGTAGGTTGTCCCCGGGTCTACAAACCCTCCAGCGTCAATGTCTTCCGGACTGGCGTAGTTAGGATTAGGGTAGTCCGTGCTGCGTATCCCATTTAGGATTTCGGCAACGGCAGCATTAAAAGCAGACAGGTCTTCTACACCAGCCCTGTTGTTTGCCCTGTCGCTAGACCAAAAACCGTTAGACCCTACAGCCATTATATAATTCCTACGTATAAGCCTGTTGTAATTACACCAGTAATAATCTCAGACCACGCCCAACGTTTTTTAAGATTCTTCAGAAGCGGAGGGTCATTTTTAATGACGGCTTTAGCAATGTAAGGTCCTGCTGTAAAGCCCACAACCAAAGCAGGCAGCAGAAAAACAACATCCGTGTTAAAGTAGGCCAATGGGAGCACAGGCGCAGCCCAGATAACGCCACGCACAGCCAGAGCAGCAGTAACGTTTTCTCGGAGTACACCTACTTGCCATTTTTCGTAGGTAGGACTAGGTTTACCACCAAGGGCCTCACCCATTGGCTGTCCCCAGCCGGGACGGGAACCTAAAGTAAACAATACAGCAAAGAGGCCCACAAACAAATACTCTTGCTCGAAGGTTACGCCACCCAACAGAAGGCCCCAAAGGACAGCCCAGACTACATTAGGGACTTTTGATTCTCCCCACCCTCTAGCGCGGTTTAGGCCGCCACCAGCAATTGTTAGCATAATCCAATTAAGCACGCCTGACTCCTTTGTTGTTCCATGTGTACCACTTTCCTTTTTCTAATGCTTCAGCACTAGTAAATCCTTTGGCTAATATTGCTTCTTGCAATTCTTTACGCTTCTTTATTGTTATACCTTGAATAAGCATTACAATAGCTTTACTAGAAAAGTAGCTGGGCTTGACAATTACGGCTGACCAATCAAAAGGAGTGCCGTAAACGCCCGAAGGGATACTCCGAAGAGCGTATGCAACACGCCCTGTAATGGGATTTGAGCAAAGTTTTTCAAAATGGTACATTATCGTCCTCGGCAATAATCACCGTTTTGGTTAAGCAATCAATGACCTCAAAGCCCCGCGCTCGGTGCATTTGGTTGATACGTTCGCAGAACGAACGGTCCAGCCCTTCCACTTCGATTGATAGCTTTTTGAGGCGTAGGAGCATGGCTTCGTCCTCTTTCTGGAGCGCCCCAATAATTAGCAAAGTGAGCGCAGACGCAGCCAGCAGATAGGTCAGCAGCAGCTTTGTAGGGACGGTTAGCTTCACTTTGATAAAAACTCCTGTAACGACGGCCAGATCTGAACAAACACCAGTGCGCCGATTAGCGAGTAAGTGATCCGCTCCTGAGCAGTCAAGCGCTGATTGTGCTTATCCAGCAAGCTGGCGTGCTCTTCTCTCGCAACCTCAAGCGCGCGCAAGCGCCCCTCACGTATACCGTCCTCGTATGTGTGGTTTTCGGTCACTGGCCTTATTTTCCTGTGACCTTTGCCTGAATGACTGTCTTGGCGATCTTCTCACCCGACCTACCAACAACGTATCCACCAAGGCCGATCTGAAGCAAGCTCCACATCTGGTCCGCTAGTTCAACCTCGGCGAGACCGAAGCTATCAGCAATAGCCAACGAGCAGAACGCCAGCATGACAATAGGTCGCCAATTGGCCGCGAGCCAGTGATCGGACTGCGCCTCAGCCTTGACGATTTGTGCTTTAGCTTTGAGAGTTTCAGTCTCTTGCTGAATAACCTGCTGTATAACAGTTGCTTGTACTTCTAATAGATGAGCCTTCTGTTCCAAACGCTCATGTTCAGAGGTATGCAGTTCGTCTATAAGCTCTGCGGCAGGTTTAAATACTCCAGCAACTAATTCTATAAGGTTCATTTAATTGCCTTTCCTAACTAATACTCTACGTAAAAATCAACAAAACTTGCTCCTGTATCCGATCCCGGCAAGGTAACAGTTATGTCTGTGCTTGCTCCGTTTGGAGAATACACAGCGTAGTGTATTTGCCGTGTAAACCCAGCTAGGGGGTTTGCCCTTGTGTTTTCAATAAGACCAGATGCGTTACTAGTAGCTACAATGCTGCCCTCAGATCTTCCTGTTCCATCGGTGGACGTAGCGGCACAGACGTGGTACCGTGTAGCCGCTCCGTTACCTAGTGTTTTTAGGGTAGACGTAGTGAACTGTGCGTTACCTGTAGCTCCGTAAGTGGCTCCTGTGCCCCCGGGGACAGCAAAAACAAGCACGTGGATGTTATTAGTAAACCCAGTTCCTGTCCAACCTACACTGGCGTTTGTTAAGGCCCCTGAGGTCCAATTTTCAATATACCACCTAGTCCATTTGTGGTCCCAATTGACTCCACCGGGCTGCCCTGCATTTATTGCTTCTGCTGTTGTGCCCGCTTTGGTAGCATTAGTACCGTCTAGGGACACATTGTCAGGATCTGCAATAGCAAGTGTTGTTGCTTCTCCGGTCCACACAAGAACCAGTAAAGTCCACCCCAACGGAATTGAATTTGTTGTGGAAAACGTAACTGTGTGGGGACCACCCGAAGAGAATGATGATGAGTTAGTACCAAAAGCTACTAGAGAAGCTACGTCACCGGTTGGAGGAGTAGGATCGCCAATTAATCTGCGCCATAGCATTAAGAAGCAGCCCCAATAAACTTTCCGTATACTGTATTGTTCTGCTTCCAGACAACAATAACATTGTCGTTTGTATCGTCTAGATCAGGCTCACTCCCCCCAATCCATTTCATAGTTCCCGGCCATGAAACTGTAAAGGAAGTTCCCGGTATTACAATAGTTACGCCATCGCCATTCTGAAATGAATCAAAGTTGGCAGTAACGTTTTCGCTGACAGTCCAGTCAAGCATTTGACCATCAGTAAACTCAATGGTTCCGCTACTAACCGTGTAATTGTTTTCTCTAAACGCCGTAGCTTCAGGAATCCTAATACCAATTAGGTTGAACCTGCGCATTAACTCCTTACGAAACGACTCATCAGGAATGTATGGAAATGTAGTATCAATTCCCATCTTTGACAGGGGCTAAATAAACAAACGCGCTGTCCAACGTGAACAGCAGCCAGTCAATCACTGCCCCCAGTCTCCAAATCTTAGGCTTTTGGATTGATGCCCAAGTAGCCGTCCGTCACGCTCGGGTCTGACGGGTTCGTCTCCGGAAGGTCCAAAGGGTTTACTACATCCAAGTGCTTAGTCAGCATTTCGAGTCAGCGAGTCATGTTATGGTCGAAACTCACCTTGTCGGCAGCGTGGAAGCC